CGCCAGATGCCTTTAATTGTTGCCTAGCTGCGACTTCTGCAAACGCGTTAAATTCCTCATCAAATTGACCTTGGCTAGTAAATACGCCTGGGATAAAAGATGCGGCTCTACGCCCTGCACCGGAAAAAGCCTCGCCCTTTTCTAGAGCTAACTTGAACTTAGTTGCTTTTTTTATTGCTGAAGACCTACCCGACGATGTTCCAGACAATTCGCCTAGTCTGCGTATGTTTCCGCGCTGTATTGATTTCTGCTGATCATCTAGTAGGCTTTCTTTTTGCTGTGTTCTTTTAATTGTTTGATCTAGCTTCTTAAGCTCAATCCTCCTGTTATGCGCTTGATCTCTCGATACTCCCACCGCTTTTTTAGCATCTTCACCCGTTAATATTTCACCAGACGGAGATATAACCTGTCTACCTCCGCCCGTCAATACTTCTATAATCGTACCGTCATCGAGTATCTTTGCTGATTGAACTTTCTTTGTTGATCTCTTTCCTATCTCATTTGGTATATCAAGAAAAGAACTAATACTTCCCAGTGCTTCTACCGGGTCTTCTTGAATCTCACCTAGAAAACGCTGAGTGTGAATCATGTTGCGCCCTGCTTGAGAACCAGCTTGCAACCGTTGAGATCCAAACTGTAGAGCGCTTTGCCCTGTGGGATCGTTTTGTAACAGGTTCTTAAATACTGCAGCATCTTTAAACGCAGCATCTAAACCTTGGTCATCAGTTTGTAATATGCTTTTTAATTTTGATGCTTGATCGGGAGAAAATACCGCAAGATCTTTGAACTCTTGAGAGCCAAAGCCAGCATCTACAGCGCCAGAAGATAGAGATTGTAACCTTTCTCGATCGTCTCTATTTTGAATTCCTGTAAATAAATCCTGAACCGCATTGATACTGCCTTGAATGCCAGTGCCTCTAGCGGCAGGATTAAAAAAGTCTGCCATTATTTATCCTCTATCCGAAAAACCCAGTTAAACTACCAAGTGCAGTATTGACACCACCCGCTGGCGCAGCTATACCACCAGCTATGCCGCCAGCTAATTGACCTAAACCTGCCCTAAGCCCTGCTGCTCCGCCAGTTATACCACCGGCCCTAGCTTGCCCTATACCTGCTAGACCACTTGCAACGGCTGAACCCTCGTTGACAGCTAAATTAGATAAAAGCGTTGCCAGTTGCGTTTGCTGTCCTGCTGTTAATTGACCCGACCCGCTAATTAAGTTTGCTAAGTTTGAGCTACCTTGTCCTAGTATATCAGATAATCCTTGCCCTTGCTGACTAGCAAATCCAGCTAAACCGCTAGTTGTACCAGCAATCTGACCAGCCAAGTCTCTGCCTGTCTGGAATCTATTTTGAGCTATATTCTGACCTGCGCCACTGAATAGATTAGCGGCACTTTGACCACCGCCGAACTGAATACCTGCACCTTGACCGGCTAATTGACCGGCTAACCCTGCACCTTGACCGAATAATCTCGCCTGACCTTGTGCCGCGGTAAGTCTATTCGCTGCACTTGCTATATTGGCCTGAGTGCCTAGCTGTGCGTTAGTTGACGCAAGATTACCTTGTTGCTGTCCTGCTTGACTTAAGAATTGACCTGCTTGTCCTGCAGCTTGTAGCCCTTGGCTAGATAACGATCCTAATCTATTAAATTGATTTTGAAAGTCTTGCGCCGCTAAACCTTGCCCTTGGCGCTGTAATTCACTTAATACATTACCGCCACCTAGCCCGCCTGTTGCTGTATTAGCATTGATTACTTGCCTTAAACCTTGTTCTTGTAAAAACGCTTGTCCAGGTGAGTCTCTAAAAGCTGCAAAAGCTTGTTGCTGTGCCTCTGGCCCTAATGCGCCAGATAATGCCGCTTGTTGTTGTTGCGCTTGAACCCCGGCACCGGAAAATTGATTAACACCACTAGCTGCTTGCTGGAACAAAGGCTGACCAGTTTCCGGGTCTACTCGTTGTGCACTAGCTCCAAAACTACCGCCTAAAGCGCTAACCCCTTGCTGCAATCTACCTTGTGCTAACTCGTTACCTAACTGCAAAGTCCCTAGTGCACCTTGTTGCCCTTGCTCGAGTGCTGAAACACCAGCGCCTAAACCTGCTCGCAATGCCTGTTCTGACCCGGACAATCCGAACTGAGGCTGTTGCTGAAGCTGAGGCTGTTGTTGTTGTTGTTGGAGCTGTTGTTGCTGTTGCTGAGGCTGTTGCGCTAAAGCGCTAGCTGTCGGAGGTTGCAACCTATTAATCTGAGGCACGTCCCTTTGTTGCGCATTAATTTGCGCTGTTTGTTGTAACCCAGTAACAGGAGTAAAATCCCTTTGTTGCGCTAAAAAGCCAGCGGGAGGGGGTCGTAAACTATTGATCGCAGGCGAGCCTCCTTGTTGCGCTAGAGAGCTGACTGGCGGAGGTTGAAACCTGTTAATCGGTTGTTGCGCTAAAGAGACAGCTGGTTGAAACCTGTTTGAACCAAGCATATTTGGAGCTATAGCCATAATTATCTACCTTAAATTAAAATAAGTTTTACTGAAGTTCGGATTGTGTCGCGCACGATTTAAAGCTGTGGTGATAATCATCTTAACTGACCTCTCTGAAAGTTAAGCCGTGGACTATTTGACCCTTGCGACTGAAATATCCGTTGTGCCTCCGTAATTGCGGGAGCTGCAACCTCTTCTGTCTGCTCGAACGGGTCGATAAACTGAGGAAGTTGCTGTTGCGCAAAACCTAAATCAGCTTGAACCTGAACCGGTTGAAATTGACTGAAATCAACTTGATTACCAAATAAAGCATTCTGTTGTTGCTGTAGACCGGCAATTAATTGCTGCTGAGCACCTAAGCTCCCTTGCTGAAATACATCAGCTTGAGCCGGCAAAGACTGTCCGAACACATCTAAAGCACCTTGAAAACCTTGAGCAAGATTTTGTTGTGCAGCAGGAAATAACTTGAACAGTTGGCTCTCGGCTTTTGCCGTTGCTTTTTTCGTCGCTTTAATGCCTTGCTCAAGACCTTGCTGTGATGCCTTGGCTGCTCTCTTTTCTGCGCCACCAAAGAATGTATCCTTTATTATTCTTTCTTTCGTTTTTGGCTCGAAAATGCCATCTTTAAATTTAAACATTAATCCACCTCAAGAATTGCCCTTTTGTGATACCAAGTAAATGCTCGTCGACCAATTTACCTTTGCTTATTGTTGATTTTTCTATCCTGCCCTCTAACTTAAACCCGTTAGATAAACAGAAGTTTTTAACGTGCCAATCTCTCTGGCTACATTTAACGATTAACTTTTTATACTCAGAGTTGTCGAAAATCCAACTAACTGATTTCTTGTAAGACTCAGCTGATACTGCCTTTCTGTGCTTAGGTAAAAAATAACAATGCGTATCTAGTGTTACTGTATTTAAAGGCTCAAAAACAAAAACACCTACAATTTCATTGTCAACGTAAGTTCCCACCCAGCAATCGGACTCTGTGTCTATACTTCCTTTTACTCCATTTTCTGTTGAAAGTTTTATTACATCGGGATGGTAAATAACCTTTTCTATTTCAGTTATTGAGTGAGTTCTTTTAACTATCAAACTAAAATCCACCCTTTTGTCTTATCTCCTAAGCCGTCATCGGCATCACGTTTAATGTAAAGTATCGCGCCTGTAACTCCTGACTCATCCATATATCTAGACGTTTGTATCGCAGAAACAACGCCCTCTGGCGACCCTGTGCCTATAATAATCGATTGATCGGTAACAACCTTTAACCATGTGTTAAATTGAGTCGATGGCGATAAATCCTCATTAACAAGAGGTCTTGAACTGCTTGGTTGAGCTAGTCGCCTATTATCTGCCACGCGTTCCAGTCCTTACTTTCGCTTCCAATTTAATAAACACAGGTTTAACGGGGTCGCTCATTGTAAACTTAAAGACTGCCATTCTCGGGAATCTACCCAACCTGTACCATATTTGTCGCTTGTTAAACTCACCTATAGAGCCTAATGAGCGGCTTAATTCATCGTTAAAGCTTCGCCCGTCTTTTGACGTTTCCAGCCTTATTTGTGGGTTTAATACGTTTAAATCACCTACTCCGCTTTCAAATGTAGCTTCCATCATTGATACTGATATAGAGTTTCCCAAAGATGATAGCGGCTGGAATGATGCTGACCTAATTATCTCTTCACCATACTCGGTGTATGTGTCAACTTCGATACTGCCTATTCTTCCATCTTGTGAGTCGCCGCATAAAATTCTGTTATACGCTGTAATAACGGAGTTGACTCTCCATCTTACCGTCTCAGTCAAACCTTTACTGTTTATGATTTGTGACTTTCTTTCGTTCCATTTACCGGTCATTGTATTGTATTCAAAGGTTCTTGTAGGTAATGAAAATCCGACAAAGTAAGCCCCGTTTTGCGCGTAAGAATAAGCAAATGCCTCCTCTATCTCCGCCTGTGTAAAGTCTTGCAATGCTGCATCTATCGCAGTAGTTGAAACCTTTTTAGCTGAGTTTCCAGTAAGTGCCCATATAGCTGGGCTTTCATTTTCTCCGCCACCAATCCACATAAATGTATTGTTAGAGGAGATCATAGAAAAAGGGGCAAACACGCCTTTGTCTAAAAAGAAACCTGTACGCTGAAATGGAAACCCACCTAAACCTAAATTCTGCTGTTCTTCGATTGTTTCCGAACCTGCAATATAAAGCTTGTTGTTGAATACGTGCAAAGAGCTTATCTTATCCGGGTCTGATTCAGCGCTGCCAAAATCTAAAGCGTTCCAGTTGTTACCATTATTAGCCGCCGACTTAATAAACTTCTTGGAATCGGTATTACACACAAAAAAACTATCGATAAACACAACTAATTGAGGAGCACCGTTAGCAATAAAATCACTGTCGGTTATCTCTAAAAATGGAGTTCCTGCGCTTTCATCAATAATGTAACCTTTGCCTCCTGGAACAAGCACCATTAATTGAGTGCCATTATCAGCCATCGAAACGCGATCCTCACCGGGTATTGTGCCCAAAGCGACAGTCGTAAAAGTTTCAACGCCCTCGCTATCAAAACTGTTATCTATTCTTACTAGAGTTTCACCGTTCAACTCATAAGGCTTACCGTCTTTAGTGTGGCCCCCTCTGTTTACTTGCTTAAATGCGCCGGTAGTTAGTATCTGTTCAATACCGGAGCCACCAAATAAAGTGCCCGGCGATAATGCCCCTTCTACTTGCGGTATATTTGGATACCAGTTGACACACTCTTGATTGCTTATGCTTAAGCTGTCTGACTCGTAAAAGCCGTTTGATATTGGTATTGTAACGACTGGCATTAATTAACCCTCAAAACGCCAGACACCCCAATAATATTTACGGAGTCGCTCTGGTTCTCTAAAAAAACCTCTACAAAATCATTAGTAACAAAAGTATGTTGCCAATGACAAATAGCGCTATCACCAAGGCTTGATGTCGGAGTTGACTTTCCCTCTGTCGCTCTTTCTATTGTTCCTGATATGCCTAAGTATGCGGATATATTTTTAGTGCTACCTGATGCCATCAATACATTTACCGTACAATCTATGGGAGCTGTAAAGTCTCTCTCTCCGTTATATGTGATCCTTCCTGTAGCATCAACGGTAAAGTGACTACCACTCTCAATCACCCATGTACCGGCAACTTTTACAGCGTTTGAACCGTCTGTGCTTGAGGCGGATATTACCGTCTCTGTTGCATTGGTTATTATAGATGTTAGCCCGTCAGGTCTAGTATCGCTTATTGATGAATTTTGATTAAACAACCACCTGAAATCATCAACAGATATACCAGATAACTGGGATGCGCCTCCAGCTACAGAACTGGCAGACAACATGGCAACTGAGTTAGCCGGTACATTTCCGTTACTCGCTAAACCGTCGAGTTGAACAGCGCCAGCCGGCGATATTAGCACAAGATTGGTAATTTCGATATTTGGTATAACAGCCGAGTTTAAATCTATTTGTTTACATGTTGCGCTTGTTCCGACTATTGCGAACTGTGAAACACTCAACACTATCTGTCCTGTCCCTAAAATGGTTATTCCATCATCTGCATTGGGAGAATTAGAAAATTCAGTTACGCTAGTCAGTAGCCCGTCGTATGTCCCCCATTTCGGAGTGTTGAGTACAGTAACACGAGCAATAACTAGGACTTTTGTATTTGTCGAGTCAGAAAAATTAAAAGTTTGATTTGCGTTCGGGGAGTCAAAGATTGCTGCTGCGAATGTTCCGCCAATTTGTGAGCCGGTAAACATATCACCCGTCCCGCTATAAGTAAGAACTCCGCCGAATTGATTCTCAAACGTAAGAACAAACCCGTCCTGGCATATAAAGCGCTTTGCAGTTGTAAATGATGCGCCTATGACGAATCTTGTACCAGCGCTTAATGTTATTGTTGTTCCATTTTGGACTGGAAAATCAGACTCTTGATTTATAATCACAGTATTAGTCGGTGTTGTCTCCCCTGTCGCTGACAGTATTAACGAGTTTGTCCCTTGAGCAATACTCATTCCCGTCCCTGCTATTAGGCTGGATATGACAGGCTGGGGGTTTGCTAGGCCACTAGTTATCGGGAATCCTACCGCATCTTGTGATACATTCCAATCAAGTTTAATTCCATTCTGTGCGCTAACGCTTGCGATAACACCAGCTCCACTTTCAATAGTTCTAATCTGAAAGTCTCCAGCGGTAGGCTCTTGTAATACTGGAACACCTAAAGGATCTCCAATGGCCGTTAATGTTCCGGTAACACCGAGCGACAATTTAAAGTCGCTAAATGAGATAGATAAATTTTGCCCAGGCACGAACATTCTTATAAAATCAGAATCTATTATATTCGTCTTTACCGTAAATTGACTTTCCTTTTTTCCTATTGCCATTACGTATCATCCTCTAAAAACATAACGCCACCGCCCTCAGTAAGTAACTCTTCCGCACTCGGTGGGAAGTAATCGCTAACAGGGTTAATTAAATCATTACCAGAACCAATAGGTAATGTACTTGGGAATTGTGTTGGTTGAATATTTGTTGTTATTCTTCGGATGGTTTTTAATCCATCATTAGCGCTAATGTTCAATTCAGCTGTTAACGTCATGTCATAAGAAGATAACAATCGTTTAGCTAGGTTAAAAATTATCCCCTCTATAGCTTCATCAACCACTGTTATATTGTCAGCAGGACTAGTGACAACTGTAAAGCCTAAAAGATTATAAGGCGATGTAGCCATCATCCTGTTGAGATAACGGCGACCTGTTTGGAAGTCTACAGCCTGTAGCGCTTGCTCGCTCGCTTGGACTAAGATCTCTTGTAACGCGTCATTAATTACGCTTTCGGCGGTTTCCATTTAGCACCCTCTAATTAATACTTAATGATGCGCACTCATAGAATGCGCATTTTAAATACTACTTAGGTTTTGTTTTAGATAATCCTAGTTCATCTAAATACTTAACCATGCCAGGGTTAACCTCTAAAGACTTACCGTTAGACTTATAAACCTTAACCATTTTTACTTCTTCTGCTTTTTCGTTTTTATCGTCAGACATAATGTTTACCTTTTAATTAAGATCCATATCCCTGCCCGGCTAAGAACGGGTTAAGAACCGCGAAAGCAGGAAGTAAATCAAGACGCATAATCTGTTTGTTTTCACGTAAAGAAGAACCGCGAGACATACGGATTTGTAAGCCATCTTTAGACTTCATGAATGTATCTTGAGCGCTCAAACGTGGCAATGGAACAGAGCCGATTGAGTAAGCGTTTTTATGATAAAACATGTTAGGTTGAGTAATCGCATCATCCGTATTAAGGAATGTAACTATATCACCATCAGTTAAGCCCACATTAATGGTATCGTATTGCTCAGTAGACTCTTTGATTGCAGGGCCGGCAACAATAACAGTAACAGCGTTGCCAGAGATTGCAGCATCAGCCGTAACAACTGCGCGCCATTTAACACCAACACCAGCGTTTAAGATGATTTGACGAGTTGATTGATTCAAGTAGAAACGACCAGTTACCTCGATAATTTCACCAGCTTTAACAGTACCCGTAGCGGCTAAACCGTCAATAGTGATAGATTGCGTCATCGTATCTTTAGCGGTTACATAAGCTGGATCAGGTGTACCAACAATAGCACCAACTCGATCGGCATTTGAACCCGCGGTAAATGAAGCTAATGAGTCACTAGTCATTACACGTAAACCGGCAAACTTACTATTAATAACAGCATCTTTAAACGCTGGATTAACTAAACCATCTGCTGTACCGATAGAGCGCTGAACTTCAGCAAGTGCCACTTGGTTGAAAGGGTTAACTAGATAAGTGATGTCACCAGTTGGAAAGCTCATTGCTTTAGTCAATGCGCCAGCCTGTGCGATATCGCCCCAAGCATCTGCTTCAACGCCAGGAGTACCAACGGATAAGTTACAGTTGCGCAATGCAAACTCACCAAATGAAGTTTCTAAAGTTGCTACAATTTCATCAACCATCGGGTTAACTACTAGCTCATCTAATTGATTAAGCTCTGTTGCCTCTTCTAAAATAGACCAATCAACTTCAACAGTGATAAAGTCTTGAACTGTACCGGCTGCTTTACCAGCAATGATACTGTTTGCGGTTGAACCTAGTGCTACTAAATCACCATCAGCAGAGCGAGTTGATTTAAAACGACCAGGACGTTTAACAAATACCGTGTCACCAGTGTTGCTATTGATTGCGCCGCTTAAAAACTCAGTGTTTACAGTTTTAGAGATTGTGCGCATTGATTCAAAGCGATCTAAGATTTTCTTGGACAGCGTTGCTTGTGTGTTACTACTTAAGTTATTAGCCATGAGTGGCTCCTTTAATTAATTACCATTTTTCACCGACTTCAATCTCTGCACCTGCAATATACTTATACTGCTTGGCTTC